AATAAGTATTAAATAATTAAACTAAATTGTCAATGATATTATGCACCTATAACAACTCTGTGATCCTCAGAGCCATATAGTTTTGCCTGCATGGCCTCAACCTTCCTCCTGAATGCTGGATCTATCGCCATTCTTCTGTTACCGTATTGATCCTTTTCAAAGACAAGCTTGTTAACCTCTTCCTCTGTCACTCCTCCTGTTGCTTGGCCTTCCTCTGGATTTACTGGAGCATTCCTTGTCATGGATACCAGCTTTTCAAGGGCCTGCACTGATGCTGCACTGTTTGCCATACCCTGGAACCCCTCTATCATATCCTCTGGAAGATTGGCACTCGCCCATGCATTAAGGTTGTCTATCCTGACCTCTGCATTGTTGCCCAGGGCTTGCAGCTCGCTTGCCTTGTATGACTCAAGGGCCTCACCCTCTGCCACCTTAGACATGGCATAAAGCTCTATCATCTTGTCAAAGCCTTCCTGCCCCATGTTGGAATTTTTTGCAAACTCCATAGCCTCTGACATGATGGGGTCTGAGTCGTCAACCTCTATACCGCCCTCTTTGAGCTGGTCAGAGATATTAATCTCGTACGCCTCTGGCGCGCCTGTGAATGCTCCAAACCTGCTTTCCAGCTCTGTGTATGCCTTGGCCTGCTCTGTGATGTTGGCGTACTTGTCCTTGAGGAACTCTGGCTTATCTCCCTGCCCTGGCACACCCTCTGCATAATGCCATGTTGGTTCCTCTGATGTTTCCTGACCTCCTACCATCTCCGCTACTGACCCTGCGTCATTCTGCTCTGGTGCTGCTGATTCTTCTGTCATTTTACTCTCCCTTTTCTACCCTGTTAATGGTTAGGATTATGCCCCTTATGAACCGCTTCTGACCCTCTCTAATGCCAGACTCAGCCATATCAATTCCGCTCTCCACTGTTGGGGTCATAATCAAAGCCTCTTTCCACTTGCCTATCAATTCCTTGCCCTCTGGTGTCTGTTCAAATACCTTGTGAATGAGATAGTCAAGCCTTTCACTGCCTGACTCATCATCCTTCTGTTGTCTTAATGCTTCTGCTGGGTCAAACCCTGTTTGCAGATCATCGTAAAAATTAGACTCCTGCTGTTTCATCCACTCCCCCTAATTGTGTTTGTGCTGCTTCCATAATCTGCTGTCCAAACGCCTGAACCTCTTCCTTTTCCCTTGTAAGGTCTGCCGTTACGCTTAATTTATCTCTCCAGTAATTAGGCAAGTCTTCGACCTTTACAGTTCCAAAAATCACCTCCTGGGGCAAGGTCTTGCAGTTAGACCACCATACCTGACTGTTTTGAAAGTCTTCCATGTCCTCAGACTTAGACATTGGGGAAGTCATCTTGATAGTGACCTGCTTTCCGTCCACTACTAGGTTTGGTTCTACCTGCCCCAACTCAGCTAAAATGTCTATTTCTGCTGCCAGTAATGGCTCAATGAGCTCAGTCTTTAGCCTGCCAAATGATGCGCCTCTCTTCTTCAAAGCTTCCTGCATTCTCAACATTTGTTCTGTGGCAGACTTAACAGGGTCAGTTACCTCTCCTAATGGATTGGCAAACAGAGCCTCTCTGATGCTGTTCTGTTCCTCATCAAGAAGGATACCGCCTAAACCAAGGTCTCCAGCCCTATCAAGAGCCTTGAGGGTTGGGTTTGCTGTGGCGTTGCTGGATACAGGTAATATGGTCCCTGGTGCAATCCTGGCTGTATGTGGGTTGAATATGCCGTCATCTACTCCGGTGTACATACCCGCCATCTGTATGGCTGCATTCTCAAGGAAAAACTGCTTAACTTTGTTTACTGTCCTGATGGTGGATAGCTTTTGCATGATAGGACCACGGCCAAATACCTCACCTGGGGTTACATGCCACCTGAAGACAATCAGCCTTTGGCTCCTAAAGCTCTGGGTGAATAGTACAGAGTCAGACCCTTTATGTATGACAATCTGCCAGTATAGTTCATCCTTTGGATTGTAAAGCATACCAATAATAATCTTGACCTTGCTGTAAGGATTCTTCTTGATCATCTCTTCAAGCTGCTGTGGTAGTACTGCTTCAGGCCAAGTCTCTTTAATGTATCGGGCCTCTATCTCTCTGTTACGCCACACATTCTTGATCTTTCCGCTTGCTGGTGCTTCTGGGGCAAGCTCTGCCAATGGCACATTAGAAAACTTGAACGTCTCCTTACCAAACTCTCCAGCCTCTATGAGGATTGCACCTGTACCTATACCAAGGTCTGAAAACCCTGGGGTAATCTCAGTGCTGAAATTTGAATGATGGTGATGCTTAAAGAGTGTGCTTGTAGTGCTTTCAAGAGCCTTGTCTGTGCGCTCCTTCTCATCATCTGGGATTTCACTGCCTGCGGTAAGCTTTGCCCACTCCATCCAACTAGGCACCACTGACCCCTGTATCATATTGGCAAAAGTCACAAGCCCATCTACTGCTGTATCATCAAATATATGTCTATTCTTTCTCTGGCCTGGGCTCCATGTTCTGAATGTGTCCCTCTGAGGGGCCGCAAAATCAAAAGATTCCTGATGCAGTGACCTCCAAAGCTCCCAGTTATCACGGGCCTTTGACTCTCTCTTGCACAGGTCTTTTATGGTGCCAAGCCCATTTGGAATGGAATTACCCATTAGCTACCCCCTAAAGTTGCAACGCCCCTTGGAGATGTCTTGATCAATAAAGACCTCCCACCGGATTTCATGGCCCTGGCTTTTCTTTCCTCTACTTCGCTGGTAGCCTCTGCAAGTCTCTGCTTCTCTACATTCTCCTCTTCTGCTATCAAGGCTTCTTGCTTTACCCTCTCTACATTGGCCTTTTGTTCAACATCCCTTTCAGCCTTTCTTTTCTTCCTCTGGCCGTAAGGTGTTAGGCTACTCCCAGGAATTTGCAGTACGTCTTCTGTGCTACTCATGATTAAACCGTCCTTTTCCTCTCCCCAGAGGTTTTCAGCATAGAGGCCACGTTGACCTCCTTCTTTTTTGCGCTTGCTTCACGGTCATCCTTCATCTTGTCCTTGCCTAGATAGCCGTTTTTATTCATCTCTTTCTTGATCATCTCTGCCATTGTTATTCCCCTTCATCAAGTATTTGTATAACTGCCATGGTGTCATTATCCAGAAATCCTTAATGCCTAATACACTCTTAACCACTTCAACACATGTAAAGAAACAGAGCCCCCATCTTGGCTTATCCGATATATACGCCCTGACAGGTACTATAACTGCATTAACCCCTGCATACTGCCTGGGGTGTGGGTAATCCTCAACAAACTCTGCCCTTACCTCTAGCCTGTTCACATGAGGGTTAATAATGTGCCAGAAATGACCCCCTGTACTCTTGAGCATAACATATACATGGCTGATTTGTCTGTTAAAAAGCCTCATCACCCAATGCTTGTAGGATGACTTGGTGAATACCACATAACAATCAACCGTGGTCTTTGGCTTTAGCTCTGCCATTAATCAAACACGTTGAATTCCACTGGCGCAACTGGTGCCTGTGCTGTGCTGTTGTGGTGTACAGGTTGTCTTATTAACGCCTCTCTGCCCTCTTTTTCGCCTTGTAAGCCATACTCGCAAGCCTCAACCACGTGGCTATATTCATTCTTGTCAGGCTCTTCACTGTACCTCTCACCAGATACCTGAATCCTTTTGTAACAGAACCCACCTTGTAACCCCTTTCTGAGCATTTTAGCCTTTGGTGTAACTGCAAACCTTGGTTTCCCATCCATTGCAAGCTCTTTACCTGGCTTTTCTATTGCAAGCCGTCTTGCTGATGCGTTGTTAACAGGGGCTCCATTCTGTGGTGGTGGCTGACATGGTATGCCAGCAGCCCTTAATATCTTCATGGGGGTGTCATCTATGCTTTGCCCTGCCCTGTCCCCTGCTGGATCTCCCCACCCTCTGAAAGTATATCCCTGGTATACTGCGTCAATGTATTTCTTGAGCTCCGGTGCAAAACTAGTTGCCGACATATCTATAGACAGAAACTCGTCAAAAGCTACCCACCTATCAAAACCATTCGTTCTCTGAAGAAAAACACATGCTGGAGTTCTGCCAAAGTCAAAGCCTAGTATAATAGGCTGAGAACCTTTCAAACTTGCCAGAAAATTATTACCTATTAGGAATGGAAGGAAAAAGTAATGACTGGATTAAAGTTAATCTTGCTAACGAGTATGGCTTTGTCTCTGATGGAAAGCCTGTCCACCCTTGGTACATCGATTCCGTTCACTGTCTTGACATAGACTATAGCCCTG